GTGGCAGTTTATAAGTCTATCACCTTCGACAACAGAAAGAAAATCGCGGCCCTGTACGCGAAAGGAATGTCCATTTCCGACATTTCTGACGAAGTGGGCGTCGCCCTTCGAACACTGTATGTCGAACTGAAACGCGGCGCGACTGGGAAACTGGATCAGAACCAGCGACCGGCCTATGATCCGGTACTGGCACAAAGAACCTACCAGGAAAACATTCGCCGTCGCGGCAGTGGTCCGAAAAGAAAGGAGGTCAAGAAATGACACCGGACAGAGCAACCAGGCGGAAACGACGCCGAATCCGTCTGGCGATCAGAAGGACGTCAGCCCTGGCGGCGGCTATTGCCTTCTTCTTTGCCTGGGGAACGATCGGCGCCATAGAAACCGACGCGGTGTCCCTGGTAGAAGGAACGGTCAGAACCTTCGGCCTTCTGTTCATTGGAACCGGCTTCGCCTTTGTAGGTGGCGCCTTCCGAAATCCTACGGAAAGGAGGTCAAAACATGAAGTACACTGCGACACTGTCGGCCGTCCAGGTCGGACAAGCCGTCAAAAGTCTTCTTCTGCTTGGTGAACGCAAGATCACCATTGAAGAAACAGAAAAAGACCGTTTCGTCGTCACCACAACAACCGAAACGGCCCTTTCAAAAAAGTCTACGAACAGTATATCACGAAAAGGAGTGAAAAACAATGGCTAAACTGAATTTTTATGACACCGACGCCGTGAAGGCGTTCGTCCTGGATATTTTAATCGAAAACGCTGAACTGAAAAGCGATCTGGACTATGAAAAGAAGTGTTCGAACGACTGGTTCGACCGCTACAAGAAAGCCGATCAGCAAGTGAAAGACCTTGAAGCGAAGGTCGCTACCCTGGAAGGAGGTTCCGAAAATGAATAACACCCTGTACGAAATCACTGACAAGTATTTGAAGGTCCTTGACAACCTGGAAATCGACGAAGAAACCGGCGAAATCCTGAACGCCGAAGAACTGGACGAACTGTCCGGAGCCTTCGAAGAAAAAAGCGAAGCTGTCGCTTGCTACATCAAGAATTCCGAAGTCTTTATCGGCGACCTGAAAGCCGAAGAAGCCAACCTGGCAAAGCGCCGCAAGCAGACCGAAAAGCGAATCGACTATTTGAAGAATGTCCTGACCGCGTGTCTGGACGCCGCCGGCCGTGACAAGGTCGAAACCACAAAGGTTCGCGTTTCCTTCCGAAAGTCTGTGGCCGTAAGCATTGACGACGAAAAAGCCCTTCCGGCTGACTTCGTTGTTGAAACCGTTACAACGAAACCGGACAAGACCGCGATCAAGAAGGCGATCCAGTCCGGCCAGGAAGTGTCCGGCGCTTCCCTTGTGGAGAACCGAAACCTTCAAATCAAATAAGGAGGAACCGCAATGAAAGAACTTTCGATTCCCCTTCTTACCGAACAAGACATTGACTGTCGCGTTCAGTCGGTCAGCAAAGCAAAGACCGGCCGCGTCGGCGCCGTCCTTCTGCTTTACAAGGACGCGCGCGTCGATATGCGAATCCTGGACCAGGTCTTCGGGCCTGGCAACTGGCAGAGAACCCACGAAGTAATCAATGGAAACCTGTTCTGTAATATCGACATCTGGGACGACGAAAAAAAGACCTGGGTCAGAAAACAGGACGTCGGAACAGAGAGCAACACCGAAAAGGAAAAAGGCCAGGCGTCCGACAGCTTCAAACGTGCCGGCTTCAACGTCGGGATCGGCCGCGAACTTTATACAGGCCCTTTCATTTATGTCGAACTGGCTGACGGTGAATTCTATCCCGAACGCCAGGGTCAGAAGGAAGTCTTCAAGTGCTACGCCAGTACGAAGTTCAAGGTATCGAAGATCGCCTATAACGAACGCCGCGAAATCTGTGACCTGGTAATCGTCGACCGGAACAATAAAGTCCGCTTCAATATGAACGGACACGCACCGGCGCCACAAGCCACACAGAGCGCCACGAACGGGCAGAACGCCCAGGGTGGACAATCTACCAACCAACAGCAAAGAACCGCACCACAACCGCAAAACAGCGCCCAGACAGGCGGCGCCGCGTGTCCCGTGTGCGGCGGCCCTATCAGCGAAGCTGAACGCCGCTATTCCATGAACAAATTCGGCCGTGAAATGTGCCGCGCCTGTCAGAAAAACGCGTGAAAGGTGGTGTCATAAATGCCCAGCCGCATTTTGAAAGAATCAATATGTACGTCTGAAAGTCTGGCGTACTTATCGGCGGAAGCCGAAGTCCTGTTCTATCGTCTGATCGTAAAAGCGGACGACTTCGGCCTGTACTACGGAAGCCCGAAAATCCTTGCTTCCCTTCTCTTTCCGCTGAACGTACCGACCGAAAAGAAGGTGTCTTCCTGGCTGGCTGAACTTGTGAACGGTGGCCTTGTGGCTACATACAGAGCCGAAGACGGTCGGCAATACCTGAAACTTCTGTCCTGGGACAAACACCAGAACAGGCGCGCAACAAAACCCAAATACCCACTACCGCAAGAATTTGATAACACTTGCAGTCAAGGGGTATCAAGTGACAATTCTGACACTTGCGCGCAAATGCAAGCAGATTCTTCCGTAAACGTAAACGAAAACGTATTCGAAAACGTAAACGAGAAACGAAAACGAGTATCGGCGCAACGCGGCGCCGGAGTGGACGACACTTTTGACCAGTTCTGGTCAGTCTATCCACGAAAAGTCGGCAAGAAAGACGCCGTGAAGGTCTGGAATCAAATTCGCCCTAACCCAGACTTGACAAACCAGATCGTCCAGGGTGTGGAGCGCTGGAAGCGTTCTGAACAGTGGACAAAGGACGACGGCCGCTTTATTCCATATCCGGCGACATTCCTTCGCGGTGAACGCTGGAACGAATATGACCGCGCCGAAGTCATACCGTCCCCGAAGCCGGCCACCGTCAAGAACTACGACGACGGCGAAGACTTCCTGGACGACGGTGAATAATCATGGCCGACAACATCTGGACGGCCGCTGTCGAAGGTATCGCCGCCAGAGGTAGGGCGAACAATGGCGCCGAAGGCGACTACCGCGACGAAGAAGGCTTCCTGTGCTGTGGCAAATGCCACACCAGGAAAGAAGGCGACATCACGATCGGCGAAAAAACGCTTCGCGTTCCGCACCTGTGCAAGTGCGAATCAGAAGCCAGCCGCCAACGTGAAGCCGAAGAAAAGGCCGCCGAATTCCGGAAGCAATGCGAACGGCTTCGCAAAGACGGGATCACTGATCCGTCGTACCTGTCCCAGAACTTCACCCAGGACGACAACCGCAACGCCAGAATTTCCGACGTGTGCCGCCGCTATGTGGAACACTGGCCGGAAATGAAGGCCGACAATATCGGAATCCTGTTTTATGGCGGCGTCGGGACCGGAAAGTCCTTCCTGGCCTGTTGCATAGCAAACGCCTTGATCGACAAACAGGTCCGCGCCAGCGTGACGAACTTTCCCCGAATCCTGAACAAACTTCAAGGCTTCGGCGAAGATAAACAGGAATTCCTGGACAAGCTGTCCCGATATGACCTTCTTGTCATCGACGACCTGGGCGTCGAAAGGGACACGTCCTATTCCGTGGAACAGGTCTTCAACGTCATAGACGCCAGAAGCCGCACCGGAAAGCCCTTGATCGTCACGACAAACCTTTCCCTGGCCGACCTTCAAAACCCGTCGTCCCTGGGATATGCCCGAATTTATGACCGAATTCTGGAAATGTGTCCGATCAGGCTGAAACTGGCCGGAGATTCCAGAAGAACCCAGAACGCACAAGAACGCCGCGACAAGGCGAAGCGCCTTCTGGGGCTTGAAAGGACGTGACAGAGTGAAACACTATAAACTGACAATCCCTGGCCTTCTGCCAGGACTGAACGAATATGTGGACGCTGAACGCGGCGCCAAAGGCAAATACAAGGCCGCCGCCATGAAGAAACAGGCTGAAAACGTAATCGGCTACATGATCAAAACCCAGCTTCGCGGCGTCCGCTTCACCCGTCCCGTGGTGATACATTACACCTGGATCGAACCGAACCGCCGGAGAGATAAAGACAATATCGCTTTCGCGAAGAAGTTCATTCAGGACAGCCTTGTCCATGCCGGCGTTCTTCAAAATGACGGCTGGAAACACATTGAACACTTTACCGACGACTTCGCTGTGGACCCGAAGAACCCCCGTGTCGAAGTCGTAATCGAAGAATTTGAAGGAGGAAACAAAAAATGACTGTACGCGCAAAACTGAAAGACCTTGCACCTGGAACCGTATTCAACGCCGGCCCGATCGACGTCCGCGTCCTGGAACACTTTGCCGACGGAAGAACCCTTCTGATCGCCGATACCTGTATCGCTGACCGCCACTTCGCGGATCAGCCGTTCAAGACCAGACCGGAAAAGCCGGCCGCAAATCCGAACGACTGGCGCTTTTCAAACCTGAATCGTGAACTGAACACGGAATTCCTGGCCGCGTTCGACCAGGCCGAAGGCCCTATCCGTTCAAAGGACATCTTAACGGCTGACTGGTCCCTGGCTGATCACGAGGGCGGCGAAGGTTACGGAACCATTCAGGCGAAGATCGCCCTTCTGACACAAACCATGTATGAGAAATACGCCGATCAGGATCTACTTGAACTTGACGACTGGTGGTGGCTGATCACCCCGTACGCCGGCAGCGCGTACCATGCGCGCTGTGTCTACACGGACGGCAGTCTGGACTGCGACAGCGCGTGCATTGGCAACAGTGGCGTTCGGCCGGCTTTCTTCGTGGAATCTGGGATCGCGTTATCCGTGGAGCCTGACCAGGTTGAACTTTCCACTTCCGCCCTGTTGGCCGAATTCACTTCGAAACAGCTTGTCGAAGAAGTCCTTCGCAGAATCGCCGAAGGCCAGGAAGACGGTGACGACGATGAAGAAGACGACTTTTAAGCAATGCGCCGCCGGCGACGTTTTCGAACATCAGGGACAAGCCCTGATCAAGACCACGAAGCCGAACACAGCGGTCAACCTGAACAGTGGCGTCTTCGCGCACTTTCACGACGGTTCCCTGGTGGACAGAAGCGACCTTGTCCTGATCCACCAGGCGGACCTTCCGTCCGAAATGCCGGACAGCCTGAAAGGAGGTCGAAACAATGGGTAACAAATCCGCCCTTCAACTGGAAGTCGAAAAAGAAATGGGCTTCGAAATCGACGAAGACCTGTTCGCATACTTAGAGCATTACGCCAGAAGAAAACTGGAAGTCGCCAACAAAAGCGCCGGCCGCGCCTGGGGCGAAGACGGCTACGGCGACAAATACCTTTCACTTCTGATCCCTGACGTGATCCGCGAAATGGCCTTTTCCGCTTACTGTGACAAACGGTCAGCGGAAAACCTGGCCGCCAGAAAGGCGGTGTCGTAATGAAAAACGAAAACGCCATAATGGACCGCATAAAAGCCAGGATCGCATATCACGCCAACGAACACCGGCACACATACGAAATCGGAAAAGGCGTCATGGACTTCCTGGCGCGCGACCTTCTGGCCGATTTTAAGGCCGTCGGCGGTTTACTTCCGCCGGTAGTCCTGGACGGTGACGTCTATGTCATATACCGCCGAAAACCTGTGAAAGCAAAGGTTATTTTTATCGGAATCAACGCCGACAGACTTTTCTTCTTCAACGTGCTTCGCGGAAACATAAAGGCGAACTTCCAGACGTACCAGTTCACCGAAAACGACATAGGTCGAAGCGTATTCCTTACCCTGGAAGAAGCCGAAAAGGCGGTGGCCTGAATGAAAAAGAAGAAATCAAACCTTCCGAAGTGGAAATATGACTTTTCGTGTAAGAAATGCCGTCATATTCAATACATCAAGGACAAGGCGAAGCGCCGCGACGGTGACTATTGTATAAAATTCATAGAACGGACCGACGCCGGCCTTCCTTCCCCGATTCACGCTGGCGACGACCGTGTCGTCCGCTGTGACTGCTTCGAAGCAATTCCGGAAGAAGGTGATTCCGAATGATACCATTTCCAGAAAAGAAATATTCGGTAATATACGCCGATCCGCCGTGGAACTACGCGGCCGGTGGAAAGACACGAAACGTCGAAAGGCACTATCGCACAATGAAGCCGGAAGACATCTATTCCCTTCCGGTTCAGGATATAGCCGAAGACGACTGCCTTCTGTTCCTGTGGGCCACATTCCCGAACCTGGACGTCGCCCTGGAAACGATCCGTCGCTGGGGCTTCCAGTACAAAACAGCCGCCTTCGTCTGGGTGAAGCGAAACCGAAAAGCGCCTTCCTGGTTCTGGGGCCTGGGGAACTGGACACGCGCAAACGCGGAAATCTGCCTTCTGGCCACGAAAGGCAAACCGAAGCGCGCGTCAGCGTCAGTCCATAGCATAATCGACGCCCCGATCGGCCGTCACAGCGAAAAGCCGGCCGAAACCCGTGACAGGATCGTTCAGCTTGCGGGGGGGGGATCAATGATCGAACTATTTGCAAGAAAGACCGCCCCTGGCTGGGATTCCTGGGGCGACGAAGTGGAAGGCGGTGAAAACGAATGACAAGACTGAAAAAGTTCAAGATCGGACTGTTTACAATCACCCTGGGAATGGTCCTGGTGGGCGCGTCCTTCGCCCTGGCTGACGATAAAGCGGCCGCCGAAGGAATTATCCTACCGGAAGAATTAAACGAAACCACGGCCATTCTGGCGCCGTCTGTGGCCATTGTAGAAAATGAACCAACCACACAACCGGAAGAATGGATCGACGCCGTGGCGACGGCTTACTGTCCTTGTGAAATATGCTGCGGAAAATGGGCGCTGAATCGCCCTGACGGTATCGTCTACACGGCCAGCGGAGCAATAGCCGAAGAAGGCGTCACAATCGCGGCCGACTGGTCCGTCTATTCGCCAGGTACTATCCTTTACATAGAAGGCATAGGCGAACGGACTGTCCAGGATCGCGGCGGAGCCATAAGCGGCCAGAAGATCGACGTATTCTTCAATAACCATGAAGACGCCCTTCGCTTCGGCCGCCAGGAAGTCCGAATCAAAGTTATTTCTGATACAGAGAGGTAAAACGATATGGAAATCAAAACACTTGTAACGAAAGCACATGAAAACGCCGTGAAACACGGATTCTGGGAACCACCCCTTCCTTTTGGAACGGCGATCGCACTGATTCACAGTGAACTTTCCGAAGCCCTGGAAGAAGAACGCAACGGGAACCCCGACATCTGGTTCGCTTGTAACGAAAGCGACAACTTTATTTGCACCCCACAAGACGAAACCGAATGTCTTATGTACGGCAAAGAAAGCCTTTGCAAGTACAGAAGCAGAAAGCCCGAAGGCGTGGCCGTCGAACTGGCTGACGCGGTGATCCGGATCGCGGACCTTTGCGGACACCTGGGAATCGACCTGGAAGAAGTAATCGAAATCAAAATGGCCTACAATGAAGGCCGCCCGTACAAACACGGAAAGAAATTCTGATCCCGAAGGGAGGAAACACAATGAATCAGTGTCAACTTATGGGGCGCCTGGTACGCGACCCCGAACTGAAATACACGCCACAAGGAACGGCCGTCACGTCGTTCACCCTGGCCGTCGACCGCCGTTTCAATCGCGACAAGGCCGACTATATCAATATTATCGCGTGGCGCCAGACTGCTGAATTCGTCGCGAAGCACTTCGCCAAAGGCCAGCGCGTCGCGATCGTCGGAAGCATACAGACCCGATCCTGGGAAGATAACGACGGCGGCAAACACAAGGCCGTCGAAATCGTCGCCGATTCTGTCTATTTTGCGGACGCCAAAAAGGAAAGCGCCGCCGGAAGCTACGCCGAAAGCGCCATGACGTCCGAAGGCTTCGAAGTGACCGACGAAGATATTCCGTTCTGAAAATAGACTGGGGAAAGGCGGTGAAGATACATGGACAAACCCAAAGAAAGCAAAGTCAGAACAAGGGTCATGGAAATCCTTCGGAACCATGATCAGGAAGCGCGTGTCATAGAAGCACAGATCGCCGCCGAAAAGGAAGCCCTGGAAGCCGACCTGGAATTCATTCTTGAATCGGCTTACCCGTCCAGTCAGTTATCCGACGCCGGCGTCCGCGTCCAGTCTTCACCTGACCCAGACGGAAGACTGGTTCGCATGGTCGACAAGCGCGACCGAAGAAGACAAAGAGCAAACGAAGCGATCGGCAATCTGGAACGCCAGCTTCAACAGATCACAGAGGTTCAAAACCTGGTCTATACCCTGGACACCCGTTCGAAATGCGTCCTTCTTGCCCTGTACTATCCTTACAGGTCATACGACGAAGCGGCCGAATTCCTTCAAGTCGAAAGGACAACCGTCTATCGACAAAGAGAAATCGCCCTGAACAGGCTTTTCGCCAGGGCTGAACGGTCAAAAGCCTTCCGCGAATAAAAATTTATGCAACTATGTGCAACTGTTTGCAACTACTTGCAACTATGTGCAACTGTCAGCAAGAAAAATATATGGTATAACATCATTGTGGACTTGCGCGTCCACCCTCCTATTGATATAGGGTACAGGAAGACGTTCCTTCGGGAGCGTCTTTTTTGTACCCGAATTCAGAGGAAATACCGAAAATCAGAAAGGAAGGTGTGAATCATGGCAAAGCTAACGCCGAAACAAGCCCGTTTCTGTGAAGAATATCTGGTCGACCTGAACGCGACACAGGCCGCGATCCGCGCCGGATATTCTGTGGAATCGGCCGGAAGTATCGGAAGTGAAAACTTGACAAAACCTGAAATTCGCGCGCGCATAGAAACCGCAATGGCCGAAAGGTCCAAAAGAACCGGAATCAACGCCGACCGCGTTCTTCGGGAACTGGGACGAATCGCCTTCGTGAATCCGAAGGACGTCCTTGACTTACAGACTGCGGAAGTAAAGCCGGACACCAGCGACGACGATCTGGCAGTTATCGCCGGAATGAAGGTCAAATATGTCCCACATAAGGACTTTGATGAAAACGGCGATCCTGTCATTGAACAGGCGATCGAACGTGAAGTCAAACTGTGCGACAAACTGAAAGCGCTTGAACTTTGCGGCCGTCACCTGGGAATGTTCAAAGACAATCCCGAAGCAAATGTCCCTGTAACGGTGGTGATCAATTATGACTACGGCGGCGAAGATTGAATTCAAGGCGGCGGCACAGTTTAACCCTGTCTTCCGCCCCGTCAACGAATGGCGCGGCCGATATAGGATTCTGAAAGGTTCAGCCGGTTCCGGAAAGTCTGTGAATATCGCCCAGGACTATATCGCGAAACTGTCCGATCCGGCCTATACCGGCGCGAACCTTCTTGTCGTGCGAAAGATTGAAGAAACAAACCGCGACAGTACCTTCGCCGAATTACAGGCGGCAATATACAGAATGTTCGGTCCCTATGCTGACCGCTTCTGGAAAGTGAATCTGAATCCGCTTGCGCTGGAATGTAAGATCACCGGAAACAGAATCATTTTTCGCGGTGTCAAGGATCAGCGACAGCGTGAAAAGGTGAAGTCGATCACCTTCAAGAACGGGAAACTGGTCTGGATATGGTGCGAAGAAGCGACAGAACTTCTTTCCGAAGACGTCGACATTCTGGACGACCGTCTTCGTGGTAATCTGAACGAACTGAATCCGAATCTGTACTACCAGATAACAATGACGTTCAACCCAGTCAGCGCGACGCACTGGATCAAAGGCCGATACTTCGACAAGGCTGATCCGGACGTCCTGGCCCACCATTCAACATATAAGACAAACCGATTCATAGACCCAGCCTATTTTCGCCGTATGGAGCGACGCAAGGAAGAAGACCCTGAAGGCTATCGCGTCTATGGCCTGGGCGAATGGGGCGAACTGGGCGGCCTGATCCTGACGAACTTCGAAGTCCACGACTTCAAGACCGGAAAAGACAACTTCGACGCCTTCTATTATGGCCAGGACTTCGGCTATAACCACGCGGACGCCATTCTGGGCGTTGGCTGGAAAGACGGCGAAGTGTATATCTGTTCTGAAATCTATGTCTTTGAAAAGGACACCGAAGAAATTATCAGTCTGGCCAAACAGAACAAAGTTGACCAACGTGTCGAAATGTTCTGCGATTCCGCTGAACCGGACAGGATCAAGACCTGGTCAAAGGCTGGCTTCCGCGCCTACCCTGTGAAGAAAGAGCCTGGAAGCGTGAAAGCACAAATCGACTGGCTGAAAGGCCGGAAAATCCACATTCACCCGTCATGCGTGAATGTACTGAAAGAAGTCCAACAATGGAAATGGAAAAAGGACCCGACGTCCGGTCTTTACATAGACGAACCGGTCGAATTTATGGACGACGCTATGGCCGCCCTTCGCTATTCGGTCGAACGTCTTCGTCGTGGTTCTTCTATCGAAGTATTGAAGTGAGGTGTAAAAAATGGCCGAATTATCTGTTATGGACCGGATCAATATGATTCTGTCCGACCCCGAAAAAGCTACAATGACGCTGGCCCAGATCGTCAGCGAAGAAATACGCGAATTCAAGGCGTCCCCTGAATACGCGATCATGCTTGAAGCTGAATCCTATTACAGGAACCGAAGCGACGTCCAGCGAAAGACGGTTGACGTTGCGAACCGTTCAAACACGAAGATCGAACACCCGATCTTGAAGAAACTTGTCGACCAGAAAGCGAACTACCTTCTGTCGAAGCCCTGGACAGTCGACACCAAAAACAGCGCATACGGCGAAGCCTTGACGAAAGTCTTCGACCAGACCTTCCGTCGGAAGATCAAATCCCTGGGAAAAGGCGCGATCAAGTCCGGTATTGCCTGGATTCAGCCCTATTTCAGGGACGGGAAACTGGCATTTATGCGTATTCCTTCGACCGAACTTGTCCCTTTGTGGCGCGACGCTGAACGAACGGAACTGGACGCCTTTATTCGATTTTATGACCAGGTCATTTATATCGGAACCAGGAAACACATAATCACACACGCCGAATTCTGGTGGCCTGGTGGTGTGAAATGGTTCAAGACGGACGCCTTCGCCGGAACCGGCGCCGGAAACTTCTATGTCGACAAAGAACACGGCGACGAAGCGTCTGACTATACGGAACCACACTTCGTCGTTGACAATAAGCCGTACAACTGGGAAGAGTGTCCGATCGCCTGGCTGAAATACAACGAAGAAGAACTTCCCCTTTGCTATTATATTAAGGACCTGATCGACGACATCAACTGGCAGACGTCCGTCACTTCCGACGTTCTTCGCGACGTGGCGAAGTTTATCTATATTCTTCGTAACTATGGCGGACAAGACCTGGCCGAATTCTTGAAAGACCTGAAAGAACACATGGCGATCAAGGTCACGTCTGACGGTGGCGTGGATAAATTACAGGCCGATCTAAATATCGACGCTGTCATGGCCTTCCTGGACAAACAGCGCCGCGATCTGTTCGACTTTGCGGCCGCTGTCGATACAAAGGACCCTGACCTGGGGAACGCCAGCGGAACGGCGATCAATTTCCGTTATATGGACCTTGACGCTGACTGTGATTCCCTGGGAACAGAACTGAAAGACACATTCCGTCGTCTGAAACTGTTTATTGACGTTTACTTCCAGATCACCGGCCAGGGCGACTTCACAAACGAAGAATTCGATATTGTCTTCAATATGGACCTTCCGGTCAACGAAACAGACATTATCAACAACGCCGTGAACAGCAACGGTCTTCTGTCGAAACGAACGATCCTTCAAAATCACCCGTGGGTCACAGACGTCGACGAAGAACTGGCCAGAATCGACGAAGAAAAGAAAGCCGCTATGGAAGAATACGGCGACGGCCTTTTCAATCACGCTATGGGCGCCGACGACAGCCAGGAAGGCGGCGACAGCGCCGGCCTGAATGGTGGTGACGGCAATGACGAATAATGAAGCATACTGGACAGAAAGAGCCTTGAAACGCGCCGAAGAAGCCTACCTTCACGACGCGGCATTGACGGCGAAGCTGTTCCAGGAATACGAATCCGCCGCGAAGGCTATCAAGCGCGAAATCAGCGCCTTCTATTCGAAGTACGCTGGCAAGTATGGCCTTACATACGATCAGGCCGTCCGTCTTCTGAACCGGAAGGAATTCCAGGAATGGAAAGCAAGTCTGGCGGAATATGTGGACTATATCGCTACGATCCAGGACCCGAAGGTCAAGGCGCTTCTGACGGCACAACTGGACGCCCTGTCGGCGAACAGTTCTATTTCCCGACTGGAAGCCCTTCAAGGTCAAATCGACCTGATCCTGAATGACCTGTTTGACAAAGGTGTCGCACAAATGAAGAACCAGTTCGGCGACGACTTCGTCGAAGGTTATTACAAGAAATGTTATGACCTTCAATCCAGGGCCGGATTCTTCAACGAGATCGCAAAGATCGACTATGCGGCCATTGAAAACGTCGTTTCTTATCCCTGGTCCGGCGCCATGTTTTCCGATCGCCTATGGCAGAACAAACAGGCGCTTCTTTTCAACACCAGGGAAGTTCTGACCCAGGGACTTATCCAGGGAAAAAGCGTGAACGTCATGTCTTCCGCCCTGGCGGCCAAAATGGGCCAGTCCTACAAGAACGCCGAACGCCTGGTCAGGACAGAAACCGCGCATATTCACGCGGAATCAGATCGGGCCGCATACAAAGAAGCCGGCGTCGAACAATATGAATTCATGGCGACGCTGGAAGTCCGAACCTGTGACGTCTGCGGAAGCCTGGACGGGAAACACTTCAAAGTCAGCGAAGCGAAAGTCGGTGTCAATTATCCGCCGATACACCCGAATTGTCGGTGTACTACGGTAGAATATGACCCAGACGACGCCCTGGACTGGTATAATTCCGGTCAACCTATGCCGAAAGCCAAAACTTACGAAGAATGGTACGACGAACAGGTGGCCAGGAACGGTCAGGGATCGGTTGAGGTTGAGCGACAAAAGGTGTATAATAGAAAAGCAGACCTGGAACAGTTCGAAGCCTATTCCGAACGCCTGGGCGCTGACGCACCTTCTGACGTCGACACCTTCCAGCGCTTGAAATATAGCAAGCCCGACGAATGGTCCGACCTGAAAGGTCTTTATTCTTACAAAGGGCGCGTTCCGGAAGCGACGAAAGCCGACTTCCAGACGTACAAGAAGATCAAAGCTACCGGCATATATGGAACCGTCAGAGTTCCGGCCGCGAAGATTGATACTTCCGCCCTGACACTTGACGTCGCGCACATAAACGAACGCCGCCACGGCGTCACCCAGGAAGAAGCCGTTTCCTACATCAAGAACGCGGCGTTTTCCCTGAAAAGGCGCCACTGGACCGGTGAAACCTTCCTGAACTACTATTCAGAAGAAGGCGCTTCGTATGTGCGGACCGGCGACAACGTGATCCGGACTTCTTTCAAGAAGGACGAATTCGACAAAAAGACAAAATTCGCTATGGAGGTTTTGAAGAATGGAAAATAAAACTGTTTTCTGTCCTGTCCTTCAAAGACAGGTCAACGGCGACGACTGTTTCGATATTTCAATGGTCGCCGAAAAGACAACCCCCGACAGGTTCCTTCCGAAGGACTTGAAGCCGGAAGACTTCACGGACGGCAAGAAGGAAATCTGTTTGAAATGCAAATATCACCCTGAATAAGCGTCGATCGGATATTCCGACCGGCGTTTTCTTATGCGTTGAATCAGACATCACCCTTTCGGTGGTGTCTTTTTCATATACAAAAACAGCCGCACCCGTCCGGCGACCAGGCGGAACCGCAAAGCGTGTGGAAGTCACGGTAAACACAGCGGAAAAGAAAGGAGCGATCACACATGATCATTGAAGGAATCAAAAATCTTCTGGGCGAAGACCTGACGAAACAGGTTGAAACAGCGCTGAAAGGAAAAGGCAAAGACGGAAAGGACGTCGATCTGGTTATCGGAAACGACGGAAGTTTCGTTCCGGCCGAAAAGTACAACGGCGCCAACAGCGGCAAGACCAGCGCGGAAAACGCATTGAAAGCCGCCGCCGAAGCGTTGAAGGCAATCGGAGGAAGTGGCGATCCGGCCAAGATCGCCGAAGACGTGAAGACGGCCCAGACCACTATCACAACCCTTCAAACCAACCATGACGCCGAAATCAAGAAGATCAGCAAGAACGCCGCCCTTCGAATGGCCCTGAACGGAAAAGTCCACGACCCTTCGGACATTATCGGCCTTCTGGACCTTGAGAAAATCGACGTCGACGACGCCGGCAATCTGAAAACAGACCTTGACGGCCTTTTGAAGCCTATTAAGGAATCGAAAGCCTATCTGTTCACAGAACCGGCGAAACCTGGCGCCCCTGAAATCAAAGGCGCAAAGCCGGCCGAGCCTGGCGCCCCTGGCGCACCGGCCGCAAAAGCAGACGGCCCCGTTTGCTTGTAAAAACACACAAACCAAAAATCAGAAAGGAATGATTTACAATGGCAAGAACAAAAGCAATCAGCCTGATCCAGTCCGGTTCTACGAAGGTAGACCTTGCCGAACTTTCCGGCCTTGTGATCAGCAACATTCAGAAGGACACCCTTTCCCAGGGCTTGAAGTCCCAGGCGTACACTGGCAATCCTGCCAGCGGTTCCGTCGAGTTTAAGCGCTTCAAGAACAGCGCTTCCCAGCCTTACGGTACGGCAAGAACTGCCGGCAAGGGCGACGCGATCACCGTTCCGCCTACTACCGTAAACCTTAACACCCACAAGGAGATCGTCGAAGAAGCCGCAAAGTTCGACCTTGACACTTTCGGCGTCGGAAACATCATGGCCAGACGTGCCGACAACCACGTCGACACTGTGGCGTCTGAATTCGATACCGCCTTCTTCGCCCAGGCAAAGGCCGAAGGTACTTCCTACACGCCGGCCAGCGACGCCGGAATCGAAGACCTTCTGGAAGGTATCATTCAGACTTTGGAAAGTGTCAAGAACGATTATGTTCGCGGCGTTCCCCGTAACATGATCCGCCTTGTCCTTGATCCTCTTACCTACGGCAAAGCCAGAAACTACCTTGACAAGAGCACCAACAACGCCAACGTGGACACGGCCGCCGAAGACTTCGCTATCTTCCACGGTGTAAGGGTATATTCTTCTATCAATCTTCCTGTGACGTCCGAAGCGACTTCCGACAGCAAGACGAAGACCACTACGGTTCACGCTATCGCCATGATCGAAGGTGCTATCGCACAGCCGGCGGTTATCTATCCTTACAAGGAGCCTGAAAAGATTCCTCTTTCCAACGACTACGGCGTGTCTATGTTCTTCGACTACGGCACGAAGGCCCTTACCCCTGACCTTATTTTCTGGTATGGAACTTCCGTCACTGCGTAAGTGACGGAACCTTTATAGGAGGTAGCAACATGAACACAAAATTCAAAAGTATTGTAACCGGCGCGATCCTGGAACCGAATTCCGAAATGGTCGCTGAACAGCTTCGAAAGAATCCTTCCTTCGTTGTCTATGACGGCCAGGAAGCCGCACAGGGCGACGAAAAGCCCCTGTCGAAGATGAACAAGGACGAACTTCTGAAAGTCGCCCAGGACGCCGAAATCGCGGTTCCTGACGGCGCCACAAAGGCGGAGATCGTCGAACTGATCAAAGCCGCACAGGGCGACGAATAAAGCGGAACCGCCGAAAGGTGGTGGAACTATGTTCGAACAGATTCTTTCGTCCCTGGACGGCCTGACTGATCTTGAACGTGCGGACGTCCTTCGCGTTCTTATGTCGAAGGACAGCCGCCTTTCAAAGGTCAAGGCCCTTCTGGGAATCACAACGACGGATCAGGACGACGTTCTGGAATTCGTTATTCAGACAGTCGAAGATATGATCCTGTCGTACATCAATCAGGACACCCTTCCGCCGCGTCTGGAAAACGTCTTGATCGTCATGTGTGTCAGCTATTACAAATCGGCCGGACTGGGAACCACGACGGCCGCCGTCGGTCCTGTGGCGTCTGTGAAGCGTGGCGACGTCCAGACTTCCTTCGCCACCGGTTCCGGTTCTTCCGGATCGGCGAACACCTTCAACCTGGGAACAGACAGCGGCGACTTCTTCGGGTGGAAAACTGTCCTGAACGAATATCGCGTGTTAAGGTGGTGATCCTATGGCCTTCGGAAACGCAAGCGCTGAACGCGCCGCAATCGAATTGACCTACGAAGACACCGCCACCGTGAGCCGTACAACGTCACAGAGAGGGAAAAACAACATTTCAGCGTCTTTCCCTTCTGTGATTTATGACGGTATCATTTGCGCGCTATCGTATACAGGTTCAGACAATAGCAGACAGACGGACGCACAGAACAACGTCGATTATGACGCTGTCATTTTCGCCAGTCCGGACCTTCTGGTCCTTCCTGGTGACACAATCGTCGTAAAACGGTTCGGACGGGACGATCCTTCCAGTGGTCTAAACCTGACCTTCGAAGTGATCGGCCGTCCTTCCGTCTATGCGACACATCAAGAAATCAAAGTAAAGGACGGTGATCTGGCGTGAGCGTGGACAATTCTGAACTTATGGCCTTCCAGAATCAGATTCAGGCATTGAAAGACGACATTCCTGAAATAATGGACAGCCTGGCCGTCGGCGAAGGACGCTATGCGCGCGACCAGGCCCGTAAAATCTGCAAGGAAGAAAATATCGTAAACACTGGCGACTACCGACGCAACTTCAAAAGCGGAACAAAGGCGATCCGCGCCGGTAATTCGTACAAAATCGACGTCTTCAACAATCTTGACTATGCGAAGCCGCTTGAATACGGCTTCCGAAGTCACTTCGTTCCTGGCCACTGGGAGGGAAATTCCTTCAAGTACCAGAGAAACGACCCTGACGGCGGAATGTACGTCGGACCGGCCGGCGGCTATGTTCGCGGTCATTTCACCCTTCGGCGCGCTATAAGACGCACGAAGACAACCCAGGCGGCACGACTGAACCGAAAAATGGACCGGATCATTCGTCAACGCATGAACGGAGGTGGCACAGAATGACGCTGAACAACTTCCTTGAAGCTGTCGCCGAAAAACTTGTCGGCCTGTGGCCCGATCGACACGTATTCGTCAATGAAATCCCGAAGGATTCTGACGGGAATTTCTTCGTCGGAATTATCGAAGCGACACAGGAAAAGAAACTGGATCGGCGCCGCCGGCGTCATGTCCAGATTGAAGTTCTTTATTTCCTGGCGTCGAAGGATAACCTTGACTTCAACGAATGGTCCGAAAAAATGCTGGACGAATTCGAATCCCTGACTGTGGTCGAAACAGAAAGCCGTTCCCGACTGGTTCGCCTGACGAACGTCACGGCCAGAAAGGACGACGACAGCCGCGTCTATCAGTTTCTTTTTGACGCGGACTTCTACTTTGTGATCACGCCGGAAGTGATTCCGACTATGTATTATCTGGACCAGGACAACACAATCAGATCGGAGGTAATCGAATAATGGCAACAAAGAAAAAGGCTGATTCCGTTGACCAGGCGGAACCTACTTTCAGCAAAGAACAACTGGTCAAATCCGAAACGCTGGGCCTTCCCAGGGACGCCGTGGCGGCAATCCTGAAAGACGGTCAGCAGTATACACGGGAACAGGCGATCCAGCTTGTGACCGAATTTCTTGAAAGGAAGGTGTAACCTATGCCTATTGGTGGTGGTACTTTCACAGTACAGAACAAAATTCTTCCTGGCGCTTACATTAACTTCGTAAGCATGGGAACCAACGCCAAAATGGGAAGCCGTGGCGTTGCCGCCCTTCCCCTTGAACTTAACTGGGGACCTGACGACAAGGTCTTCACTATGACCGCAACCGACTTCAACGCGACCAGCTTGAAAGTCTTCGGTTACGATCCTACCGACGCGAACATTCTTCTTGTCCGCGAAGCACTGAAACGCGCGAAGTCCCTTTTGATCTATCGCGTAAACGGTGGCGGCACAAAGGCCAGCGCAACCGTCGGCGGAATGACTGTCACCGCGAAATATGGTGGCACACACGGAAACGACATCATGGTCGCCGTGATCACCAACGTCGACGACGCGACAAAGGTCGACGTCGTGACCTATCTTGACGGCGTGGTTATGGATAGCCAGACCGTCGCAAAATCCGGCGGCGCCGCTTCCCTGGTAGCGAATGACTTCGTAACCTTCGGAACGGCGGCAACTCTTACGGCCGCAACTGCAACCGCCTTGACCGGTGGAACGAACGCCACTGTCAACGCCGCAAAGCACACGGCCGCCCTGAACGCCTTCGAAGTCGAATCCTTCAATGTGATCGGCTATCCTGGCACGAATACCGACGTCAAGGCCCTTTATGGCGCCTTTGTGAAGCGTCTTCGTGACGACGAAGGAAGAAAGATCGTCGGCGTCCTTTACGACTACGACGGCGACAATATGGGCCTGATCAACGTCAAGAACGGCGTTATCCTGGCCAACGGAACCACATTGACCGGCGACAAGGCCGTCGCCTGGGTGACTGGCGCTTCCGCCGGCGCGGAAGTGAACGAGTCCCTGACGAACACCGCCTACGACGACGCCGTGGACGTCGACATCAAATACACGAAGTCCCAGTTCGAAGCCGCGATCAAGGCCGGCGAGTTCGTATTCTATGCCGACTACGGGAAGGCCCGTGTCCTGACGGACATCAACAGCCTGACCACCATCGGCCAGAATATGTCTTCCGACTGGACGTCGAACCGCGTCGTCCGCGTCATGGACGGCTGGGCGAACGACGTCGCCCGTATCTTCGGCGAGTCCTATATCGGCCTGGTGACGAACAGCGACACCGGCCGCCAGCTTTTCAAGGCTGACCTGGTGTCCCTGGCCCTTCAGTATCAGTCGATCGACGCGATCAGTAACTTCAAGTCCGACGACATCACCGTTCAGCAGGGCGACGGCAAACGCGACGTCGCGGTCGACTGCGCCCTTCAGCCGAACGACAGCATGGAAAAGCTGTATATGACCGTCGTCGTGAACTGACGAAAGGAGTGACCCAGAATGAAGACTTTGAACGCACCTGATACCATTTCCGGCAAGGCCGGCCGTGCCTACGCAAAGATCAACGGCAACAACGAAGAACTGTTCTTCGCGAAGACCATCGAAGCCACCGTCGAGAAGAACAAGTCCGAAGTGAAGGCGATCGGGAAGCGCATGACGGGCCATAAGACCACCGGCGCCAACGGGACCGGCTCCATGACCCTTTACTACATGACGCCCCTGTTCCGCGAACTGATCCGCCAGTGGAAGGAAACCGGCGTGGACGTCTACTTCGACATGGTCGTCGAGAACGACGACGAAGAGTCCGCCGCCGGCAAGCAGACGACCCTTCTGATCGGCTGTAACCTGGATTCCGTGATCCTGGCGAAGCTGGACGGCGACAGCGACGACGCCCTGGACGAAGACGCGGACTTCACCTTTGAGGACTTCGACATTCTGAAGGCCTTCAATAAGATTTAACCACCACCATTCAGAAGGAGGAATTACAAATGGGTAAGCTTCAGGAATTTCTTATGCAGAGCGAAGAGCGCGCACAGGTGACGGCGGAAGTCGCGATCAGCGGCTTCCCCGTCCCCTTCACCGTCAAGTCGATCACAGAGGGCGAGAACAAGGCTCTTCGGAAGACCTGTCAGAAGGTGAACTTCGACAAGAAGACCCACCAGAAGACCACGGAAACCGATATGGACCTTTACAATAACCGCCTGGTGATCGCCTGTTGCGTGGACCCGAACTTCAAGGACGCCGACCTTCAGGCGAAGTATGGCGTCATGGGCGCCGAAGCCCTGATCGACGTCCTTCTGAAGCCTGGACAGTTCGTCGACCTTCTGGTCGCGATCCAGGACGTCAACGGCTTCACCGACGACGTGAACGACCTTCGCGAAGAAGCAAAAAACTAATCACCGGTGGAGAGCGTGAAGAGGACGCGGACGGCGAAGCCGTCTATGCACATTACGCCCTTCACCGGCTGAAAATCCTCCCTGGCGCGCTGATGGCCCTTCCCCTTCGGGAACGGGCCTTCATTTATGCTTCCATCGACCTTCAGGTCGAGAAGGAGAAGAAGGAACAGAAACGGGCCGCGGCGCGGCGGGGGAAGAAAGGACGGTGAAGAACCGTGCCTGGTGTTTCGACACCTATGACGATCCGCGACGGTATGTCCGCAAAGCTGAAGCGGATCACGTCCGCCTTTCAGAAGATGGAGCGCGCCGCCAGGTCTGCGGACAAGGCCACCCAGGCCGTGAACCCTGGCCGGACCCTGGAAAACAGCGCGTCTTTGATTGACCGCGCCAGAAAGCGCCTGGACGCCTTTATCAACAGGCAGAGGGACGCCGGCAGGGGGGCGGAAGAAGTATCTGACGCCTGGTCCCGAACGGAAGGCCTGATCAGGAAGGCCCTGGCGGTCTTTTCGGTCGCCGCCGTCAAGGGCCAGATTCAAAAGGCCCTGGAAGAGTTTTCGAACCAGTACAACGCCGAAGTCCAACTGGGCGTCGTTATGAAGAACGCCGGCATGGACCAGAAAGCCTTCGACGCGATCCGCGACAGGGCGTCCGAACTGGAATCGAAGACCACCTTCGGCGGTGACACCTTCGTCGCCGGCGCGGCCGAACTGGGAACCTATCTGAAGGACCCCGAAGCCCTTTCCGCGGCTATGGGGACCCTTGCCAACTACGCCGCCGGCATGGGCGGCCCGTCTGTGGATCAAAGCCAGATGGTCGAATACGCGACCCAGCTTGGCAAGGCCTTAGATGGCACCTATGACGGCCTGAAGAAGAAGGGCTTCGAACTGACTGAAGCACAGCAGAAGATCATAGAAACCGGAACCGACATGGAAAAGGTCGCTGTGATCAACGACGTGATCAATCAGTCCTGGAAGGGACTGGCCGAGTCCTACGCCAACACCCCCACCGGCAAGATCGAGCAGTTCAAGAACAAGATCGGGCAACTGTACGAAGCGGCCGGACAGAAGCTGGTCGGCGGCGTCATGCGCCTTCTGACGGCGGTGACGAACCTTCTGGACACCCTTCAGAACACCGGCGCCCTGGACGGCGTCTGTGTCGCCCTGAACGTGGTCATGGGGCTTCTGGGCTATGTCGCGAACGGCGTGTCCTGGATCGCCCAGGTGGTCGTCGACAACTGGCCCACCGTGTCCGCTATCCTGACGGCAATCGCGATCGTTCTTCTTCCGGCCATGATCTCCCGCTTGTGGGCTACCGTGGCGCCTGTCCTGGCCCAGGCCGCGGCCTGGGCGCTTGCAAATGCGCCGCTTATTATGATGATCGCCCTGGTCGCCCTTCTGATCTCCGCCGCAATGGACGCCGGCGTCACCATTGAAGACGTCGTGGGCTTCGTTGGCGGCCTTCTGGGCGGCCTGTATGCCTTCGGCTACAACCTGATCGCCGACATTTGGAACTTCATCGCCACATTTGCGGAGTTCTTCGCGAACGTCTTCGTCGATCCGATCGGTTCCATTGAACGCCTGTTCCTGGGACTGGCGGATTCCGTCCTGGGCGTCCTGGAAACCATAGCGAACGCGATCGACGCGGTCTTCGGATCGAGCCTGTCGGACGCCGTCGGCAACTGGCGAAGCGGCCTTCAGGCGAAGATCGAAGCCAGCTATGGAGAAAACGCCGTCCGCTATGACCGTATGGAGAAGATCGACACGGCCAGCACGGCGGCCGCCTGGTCCACCGGCGCGAAGGGAATCGCGAACAACCTTTCCCAGATCACCGGCAAACTGGACAGCCTGACTTCTTCCTGGGACGTGTCCCGCTCCACCGGCACGATCAACGGCGGGGACCTGGACAGCGTCGGTTCCGTCGGCAAGATCGACAGCGACGTCAATATCGCCGACGAAGACCTGAAGTTCCTTCGCGACGTGGCCGAAATGCGCTATGTCCAGAACTTCGTCACCCTGACCCCGACCGTCGCGATGGACGCCCAGATCAGCGAACGCGTGGACCTGGACGACGTCGTCAGCGCGATCGAACGGAAGCTGGAAGGTGAGTTCATCGCCGCCGCGGAAGGAGTGTATAACTAATGAGCCGATACAGAATGACCCTGATCGCGGGGGGACGGGAAATCAACATTCCCGTCCTTCCCGCTTCCCTGAAGGTGTCTTCCCCTGGCAAGAACGAACGGACGACCGTCCTTGAACTGGGCGAAGTCCTGATCCTTCGGAAGAAGGGGCTTCGGACCATCGAATGGGACAGCTTCTTCCCGAAGTCCAGCGCCCCCTATACCACGGGCCAGGTCCGGAACCCGACCGCCATTATCCAGGCGATCCAGTCCGCCAGGGACGGCCGGACACCCCTTCGCTTCCTGATCACCGGAACGGACCTGGACATGAACGTCAAAATGGGCGTGGAGTCCTTCGAGTACGAAGAGCGGTCCGGCGAACTGGGGGACTTCTACTATTCGATCAAGCTGTATGAATGGCGGGACTATTCCGCAAAGCGGATCACCCTCCCCGCCCAGAAGTCGGAGCCGGCGAAGGCCCAGGAACCGACCAGGGCCGGCCAGCCGGCCAGCAAACCGAAAACCTACACCGTGAAGTCTGGGGACTGCCTGTGGAACATCGCGAAGGCGCTGTACGGCAACGGGGCGGACTACACGAAAATCTATAACGCCAACAAGGGGACGATCGGGAAAAATCCGAACCTGATCTACCCTGGACAGACGTTCACGATCCCCTGATATGGCTATCTCTATTCTTTACCAGAACAACGTGACCGGCGCCGCGCATGACGTGACGACGCTGATCACGGCGGCAAAGTGGACGACGAAAAGGTCCGGTTCCCCCGCTTCCCTGACCGTGACCGCGATCGTCGACGACGCCGTGGCGTGGAACCCTGGCGGGATTCTGGTCCTGAAGAACGGTTCCACGGGCCTTTTTTATGGCTACGTCGTGAAGATCAGCCAGAGCGAAAAGGACCAGGTCCAGATCACAGCCTACGATCAGACCTGGTATTTGAAGAAAAACAAGGAAACCTATGTCTTCACCGGCAAGCGCGCCGACCAGATCGTGAAGCAGATCGCCGAAGACTTCAAGCTGAAGACCGGCACCCTGGCGAACACCGGCTACGCGATCCCCTCCATGATTGAGGACGGCCAGACGCTTTTCGACATCGCCCTGAAGGCAATCGACCTAACCCTGATCAACACGGGGAAAATGTTCGTCCTGTGGGACGACTTCGGTTCCCTGGCGATCACGGACGTCGAAACGGCGAAGCTGGACCTGTTCGTGGGCGACGGGAGCCTTGCCACCGGCTACACCTACGACCAGGACATAGATTCCGACACCTACAACAAAATCAAGCTGGTCAAGGACAATAAGACCACCGGCAAACGTGACGTCTACATCTACCAGGATTCGAAGAACATGACCCTGTGGGGAATCCTTCAGGACTATGAAACGGTCGACGAAAGCATGAACGAAGCCCAGATCAAAGAGCGGGGCGCGAAAATGCTGGAACTTTACAACCGGCCGTCGCGGTCCTTCAGCCTGAACGCGATCGCGGACCTGTCCGTCCGTGCCGGCCGCGTCCTGTATATCGGGATCGGCGCCGTGGGCGTGAAGTCCTTCTTCCTGATCGAGGAAGCCACGCATGACCTGTTGAAGGAAACAATGACCCTGAAATTGAAGGTGGTGTGACATGGGCCTTTTAGACACGATGAAGAAAGTCGCGGAGAACACCAACGCCGCCGGCGCGCCGACGGCCTGGTTCTTCGGGAAGGTGACGAAGACGTCGCCCCTGACGATCCGCGTGGATAACCGCTTCGACATATCCGGCGAAGCAATCGTCGTTCCGAAGGAACTTCAGGCCGGCTACTACCCCACACACTACCACACCGGCATGAAGGGCGGCCCTTCCACCGAAGAGAAGGGCGGCGGGAGCGGCGAAGCGGCCTTCGCTTCCCATTCCCACGTCCTGAAGAGCAACTACCAAACCAACACCGACAAAACGTCGGAATACTATTACGGACTGGCCGTCGGCGACAAGGTGATCCTTCTTCGGAACCAGGGCGGACAGGCCTTTCTTGTCCTGGGGAGGGTGTGACCTATGATTCCTAACGCGACCACCGTGAAGATCGGCGAAGACCTGGAAGTCCAGACCGCCGCCGAAGCCCCTTCGCGGACCTACAAGATCGACTTCGACGCCGGCCGCGTCGGCGGCTTCTGCGATGAAACGGAAGCCATGAAGCAAGCGATCTACAAAATCCTTCAGACGGAACGGTTCGCCTACCTGATTTATTCCTGGAACTACGGAATCGAACTGGACGCAGTCGTCGGGAAAAGCTATCAGGTGTTTTCAAGTGAAATCAAGCGCGTTATCACGGAAGCCCTTCTGGCGGACAGCCGGATCACCGACGTCACCGACTTCGAAGTCACCCAGATCGACAAGCGGACAGCGACCGTGAAGTTCACCGCCGAAACCATCTTCGGCGAAATCCCTATCGAAAGAGAGGTCGGCGACAATGCTGTATGAAAACATGACCTTCGAAAACATCATGGACCGGTGCCTTTCCCGCGTGGCCGCTTCCATCGACAAGCGGGAAGGTTCGGTCGTCTACGACGCGATCGCGCCGGCGGCCGCCGAACTGGCGATCATGTATATCGAACTGGCCTACCTTCTGGACCGTGCCTTCCCCGACACAGAGGAAGGCGACGACCTGACCCTGAAGTGTCAGGAACGAAGCGTCTTCCGAACGCCGGCCACGGCCGCGGTCCGGAAGGGCTACTTCGAGGACGGGGACGGCGGGGCGATGGACGTCCCGATCGGTTCCCGCTATTCCGGCGACGCCCTGAACTACGTCGTGACAGAGAAGATCGCTACCGGCCAGTTCAAACTTCTGTGTGAAACGGCCGGAGCCGCCGGCAACCAGTACCAGGGGAACCTTTTCCCGATCGACTATGTGGAAGGTCTGGGCGCCGCGCGTCTGGCCGACATTCTGATCAACGGCGAAGACGAAGAGAGCGACGCCGACCTTCTGGCCCGATATAAGGAAAGCCTGGAATCCCAGGCATACGGCGGCAATATCGCCGACTACCGGACGAAGGTCGAACTGCTTCAGGGCGTGGGCGCTGTGAAGGTGTTCCCCGTCTGGAACGGCGGCGGGACCGTGAAGATCGTCTTCGTGAACAGCGACTGGGGCGTCCCGTCTTCGACCCTGGTCGACACCGTCCAGACCGCCGTCGACCCCACCCAGAACCAGGGCGAAGGCGCCGGGATCGCGCCGATCGGCCACGTCGTCACCGTCGTCGGCGTCACCGGAACGGCGATCAGCGTGTCCTTCAAGCTGACCTTCGCCACCGGCTACGCCTGGGACACCGTGAAGACCGCCGTCACGAAGGCAATCCAGGACTACTTCGTGGCCCTGGCGAAGGACTGGGCGAACCAGTCGGGGATCACCGTCCGCGTGTCCCAGGTGGAAACGAAGGTCCTGTCCGTGGACGGCGTGATCGACATCACGGGGACGACGATCAACGGCGGAACCCAGAATATCGTCCTGGCGTCCGACGCGATCCCCGTCATGGGAGGGATCACGAATGAAACTTAAAGACTACTGGCCGCGCTGTCTTCAGGACCTGGTCGAGTTCCAGCAGATCGCCAACGCGGAACAGCCGGAGTTCGAAACGGCCCTGGACGACGTCAGGACGGCCGCTGACGACTTCTTCCTGGCGACCCTATCCGAATATGGGTGTCAACGCTGGGAAGCCATCATGGGCCTTCATACGGCCGACGGGGACACCCTGGAAGCGCGCCGCGAACGGATTCTGATCAAGTACCTTGACCAGCTTCCCTATACATACAGGACCCTTCTGAAGTACCTGAAGACCATCACGGACGACTTCACCGTCACCCTGGACGAAAACGCCTATGACCTGTTCATTCGAATCCGCCTGGAAGGCTATTCCCAGCGGGACGCCCTGATCGCCACCCTGGGCCAGATGATCCCCGCGAACCTGGTCCTTCGGCTGACGGCGGACATTCCCCAGACGGACGAACCGGCCCAGACGGCGGCCTGTTCCGCTATGGTCACGATGAACCGGCACGTCTACACGCCGGCCACATAAGGAGGAAAACCACATGGCAAGATTTAAGTCTATCGTCACGGACGCCGGAGCGGCGGCCCTGACGGCCCTGATCGCGGCCGGAAAGCCGCTGATCCTGACCCGTGCGGCGGCCGG